CACCAAGCTGACTGAGCTTGAGCACACCAGCCGTTGGATTAGCGGCAAGGAATACGATGTGGCAGTCCTGATCGACAGGCTTGACACATTGAAAATGATTTTTGATCCGACCAACCCCTACGTGGACCGTTTCCGGCAAGCACACTCGCGTAAGCGGGACACGATCATCGTGGACGCGTTCTTTGCCCCGGTCAAGACAGGCAAGGACGCCAGCGGCACGGCAGTCTACAAGACAGCCAACACCGTGGCAGACGGCGGCACCGGCTTTACTGTCGCCAAGCTTCGCAGCCTTCGCAAGCTGATGAAAAAGCGCAATCTTGACATGCGCTCGATCAAGCCGCTTGTGCTGGTCAACGGCGAGGCCATTGACGACCTCCTTGGCGAGACAAGCACCACATCATCCGACTACGCGGCAGTGAAAGCCCTAGTGGATGGTGAAATCAGCTATTTCATGGGGTTCCAGTTCATCCCCTTCGAGGACTACAACGCTCTGGGCATTCCATTCCTTACCGGCACCAATCCGCGGCATTCGCCGGCATGGATACCGGACGGGATGCACTATGGCACTTGGCAGGATTTGGTCATCACGATCAGCAACCGTCCTGACAAGAACAACATCAAGCAAATCCACGGCACGTTCACCGCTGGTGCCGTGCGCTTGGAGGAAGACAAGGTGTTCGCAATCGACTGGGTTGAGTAAGCTGTGGCACCGGGCTGCCTAGCCAGCAATCACGCTGGCTAGGTGTTTGTTCGACACAAGGAAACTAGGAAATGGCAATTCAAGTCTACGATCCGCTGAGCGCGGCACCGAATTTCTTCAAGCGGCCAATTGACGACCATGGCAAGCTTCGTACGCACTACAAGAAGTTTGTGGTCGCAACGCTTGGCGACATTGGCAGCACGTTCAATCTGGGCAAGCTTCCGCCCGGTGCCGTACGGCTGTGGTATCCGGGGTGTTTCTATACATGCTCCGCGTGGGGTGCCAGTGCGGCCATCAATATAGGCCATGCGGCCTATCGGTCGAAGCAAGACGCCAATGCCGCCAATGACGGCATCGAGCCGGCCAGCGCCAATGCGTTGGCGGCGGCACTCGTTACGGCTGGTGTGCTGGGACGTACGGCGTGGTCAGCCAGCTTGATGAAGTTTGATTTCTACTCCTTGGCAGGAGTGGACATCATTGCAACGGCGGCCGGCGCTGTGGTTCCGGTCAATGCGACACTCGAAATCCTGATGGCCTACATTTACGAGTAGTTAGCCATCAGTTAGTCAGTTATGGAGGAACCGACGATGCCGACCATGAAAGAAATTTGCAATCAGGGTCTAGGCAAAATCGGTTCCTCCCGCGTAAACAATCTCACACCACCCGTCAGCGCCATCGAAGTCAAGTGCGCTGGTGAATACCCGCAATGGAAATCCAGCGAGCTGACCAGACGCCGCTGGGTATTTGCAACGACAACCATCAGACTTGATGCTTTGTCTACGACAGTCACGTCCTATTTGGACAATCGTACATATAAATTTGATAAGCCCGGCGACATATTAAGGCCGATCAGGCGCAAGAATACTAGCTGGGTTCAGCGAGGCCAATTTTTCTATAATACGATAAACACGTTGGATTTAGAATACATTCGCCTTGTGCCAGACAACGAATTGACTGACGCGTTATTTGTAGACGTGTTGGCCGCGCGTGTTGGCTGGGAATGCGCTGAGCTGGTGACGCAATCACCGGCCAAAAAGCGCGATGCCTATGCCTACTATAAGAACTGTCTGGATGAAGCTGGCCGGTCAAATGCCTTCATATTGGATGAGGATGAAACCGGCGGCGATGACAACGCCTACACGTGGGACACGGCAAGACAGGTGCCATGGATGAGTGGGTCTTAGACCATGGCTAGAGTTACGCAGGCCCAGAACGTCTTTGAAGGCGAGTTCAGCCCACTAGCCGAAGGCAGGACCGACATAGACCGCTACGTACGTGGTATGCGGTATCTATCCAACATGGTTCCATGTCGCACTGGCCCGGCAATCAGCCGGTCAGGCAGTCTTATGGAAAACGTATGTTCTGAGGCTGCATATGCGTCCAAGCTACTGCCATTCGAGTACAGCGAAGACGAGACGCTGGCATTCGAGTTTAGCCATTTCAAGCTACGTTTTTTCTACGAGTACAACGGCGTAGCTGCACATCGGGAAGCAGTAGTTACGAGCTACATCACCACGTCGCCATTAAAGTTTACGGTCGCGTCGCACGACTGGATAGTTGGTGAAAGTGTTGTGTTTAGCGGCTTTGACCCAGCAACCAACTTGAATGGCACAATTCACAAGATTACGGCCATTGTTGGCAACACTATCACGCTTGATGGCATAGGCCGTTCGCCGACGGTTACGACTTCCAACGAGACTATGGCTGTTGTATACGAGCTTGTCACACCATATCATAGGGATGACGTTAAAAACCTGCGTATTGTGCAGGAATTGAATACTTGTTACCTGTTTTGTTATAAGTCAAACGGTTCTGGTGATTACCGTATACAAGAGCTACGGCGGCGTGACACATTTAATTGGCAACTGACTGAGGTAATGCTGGAAGATGGACCGTGGCTTGATGTAAATTTCAACACTACTAAGCTTATGGTAACTGGTACGGGTTCGTGGGTTCCTACCATGACAGCCGCGAACCTACCGACAGGCGCGGCAATAGCAAGTACGGAAGTGGTTGGCCATGAAGCATGGCGGGCCTTTGATGATGACGTTGATACCTATTGGGAGGCCAACAATTCGCAAGAGGGTTGGCTGCAATATGCGTTTGATACAGGCTATACTAATGTGTTGCCTGTATTTACGGGTTACACGTCAGGCGCTATGACGCTCATTGTGTCGTCAGATAGCGTTGGCTCTGAAGTGTGGCGTATAGCAGACGCCAACACAAATACCGATTGGATTTCAAGTGGCGTGCTGCCTCAGTCGATAGTGCTTGACCTTGGCGCGGCCAACATTGTGCGCGAGTATCAGATACGAGCCAGCAAGCTTCGAGAGGAATTCGCGCCAAGGGATTTTATACTACAGGGCTCCAACACAGGTAGCGGCGGCCCATGGACCACGGTTGACACGCGTACGGGCATCGCATGGGATAGTGGTCAGAAGCGGCATTTCACCGTACTGACGCCAACGAGCTTTCGTTGGTATCATTTGCAAGTGACCGCTGTTAACCGTGTAAAGACAACGGTTAAGCATCCGGCAGTTGGTGTGAAAGGCAAGAAAGGCTACATACCAGCGTACACGACAACTTCGTCAACCGCAAATAAGGCTGGGTTTGCAACACTTAATATGTCGTATGCAGGGGGCAAACCGCGCATAGTTGATGGATATACGATCTACCTTGGCCGTTACAACAAGGGGGAAGACATAATTAACCATGCGCCAAGGGTTTGGTACTTTGAAGGTTGGGACGGTTCCTTCTGGAATTTGCTGGATGCTCAGCAAAATTACACGACTTGGAACGAGTATCGTTCGCAGTTCATACCAATTCAGAATGAGGAACCCTATCTAAAATACCGTATTCGTATTAAGTCGGTTTTCAAAGCTGGCGACGTAAACCCGCGTATTGGCAAACTTATGCTATCATCGCCTGACGCGCCGGGGATTAATCTACGTGCGAGTAGCAAGCTCAAAATAAATGATAACCAAGGTTTTTTGCCGACTGACGTAGGGCGTTTGATAAGGCTGAAAGGCTCGGATGGGACTTGGCGGCCCGTGAGGATTACGGCTGTCTCTACGGCGGTAGACGTAACGACTGTATGGTCCGACGCTGCCAACAGCGACCCGCTTCCGAACGCAAAAGCCATTACGTTTTGGCGGCTTGGCTTGTGGTCCGACACAACGGGTTGGCCAATTTGTGGAACGCTGCACCAAAACAGGCTATTTGCTGGCGGGGGTAATGGCTACCCGGATCACATTGTGGGCTCCGTAGTTGGCCGGCATACGCTTTTCAGGCAAGTCAGCCCGCAAGACGTGGTTACAGATGCACAAGCCATCGTGACACGCTGCAACAGCAAGGTCATGTCGCGCATTGTATGGGTACGATCCACAGGTGATGGCTTGCGTATAGGCACGGGTGCGGCCGAACACGTGTTATCGGCACCAGCCGAAGGTGGTTTAGGCCCACGTAATTTCCAGATATTCGAGACAACGAAGCGCGGCGCATTAAACCACGAAGCTGTGTCCGTGGACGATGACGTGGTGTTCGTTCAGAAGAACGGACGGGCGTTATACGCACACACGTACAAGGCAAGCTCCGACGATCCGACCAAGGCATACAAAGCGCCGTTGATGTCCAAGCTGGGCGCACACCTTTTGTACCCACGCGTTATGCAATTGGTGTACCAGCAAGAGCCCCATAGCGTGATTTGGGGCCGACGCGAGGACGGATCAGTCGTTGCAATGACCTATAGCAACGATGACGACATATTCGGGGGCCACAGGCACGACTTTTCGGGCGTCGTCAAAGACATTTGCGTGGTCACCAGCCCAACCGACCGTCAAGACAGTCTATGGATGGTGATCAAACGAACTATAAATGGCGTAGACGTACATTACATCGAACGTATGTATAGGTTTTGGGACTTTGGCGACGTGCTGACAGCCGATGCCACCTATGTTGACAGTGCTTTACGCTATCTTGGTACGACACCGATTAGTGTCGTGTACGGTTTGCAGCATTTGGAAGGCCAGTATGTCACGGTATTGGCCGACAAGGTGGTTTATAAGCACAGGGGGCCAGTGACAAACGGCAAAATCACGCTGGATGTGGCCGCGACGTACGTAGTTGTCGGTTTGCCAATGGTAATGGAAGGTGAAATTATCACACCACGCACTGGTGCGGAAGGCAGTATGGCAGAGCCCCTTATGAAACGACCGCATAAGGTCACATTGAAGCTGTGGCAGAGCGAAGGCGGCGAAGTTGGCCGTTGGGACGAGGATCATGGCGTGGTTGAATGGACGCCAATCGAATACAATGTGCCTTTGACAGCCAGTGTGCCGGAATTAACGCTCAAAACATGTATGTCGCGAGACATCGTGCCACCGGGTGGCTATGGCACGCTTGGAACCATACGTTTCAGGCAGACTGACCCGATACCTTTGCATATTGTAGGTGTTTACCCGCAGAGCTACGTCGAAGACGAGCCATGATTGAGTTCAGACCCTGTACGGGCGACCATTTGAGGCTGATCGAGCCTCAAGATAGCCAAGTATTCGAGCGGGCATTCCATCTAGGCGACTTTGATGAAGTTTCAAATAACTCGTTTGCTGTATCTTGCTGGGCGGACGGGATTTGTGTCGGGGCGGGGGGTATAAGGCCCATCTGGGCGGGCCGCGCCGCCGCTTGGACGCTCTGGGGTAGGCAAGCCAGGCCGTTCATGACCCCAATCGTCAAAAAGCTACGGTTCGTTCTCGCTACGTGGCCGGGAAACCGCATAGAGATGACCGTACGCTCGAATTTCCTGCCGGGGTGCCGTCTGGCATTGGTTTTGGGTTTTCGACGCGAGGCGAGGCTTCTGAGCTTCTTCCCGGATGGCTCCCCCGCAGAATTATTCGCCCGTATACGGGAGCAAGCCTAATGGGCATGATGGGCGGCGTAATAAGCATGATTGGCGGCGTTGTTGGCGCTGCCGGGGCCATGCAGCAAGGCGAGCAACAAGCGGCGGGAGCCGAGTTCAAGGCAGCATCAGAAGTTAGAGCCCACGAATACAATATTGCGGTAGATAAGCGCAATCGTGCTATAATTGTTGACCAGACACATGCGGCGCTTGATATTCAGTACCGGGAGAGCGAACGCAAGTTAGGTGCAATACGTTCTCGCTACGCTTCGGCTGGTGTGACAATGACGGGCTCAGCCAGTGACGTAATGGTTGATACATGGGCTGAGCTAGCCTTACAGAGATCAATGATTACGTATCAAGGCAAAATAAAACAAATCGAGCTTACGGATGACATCAATCGCGAACTGATGGCGGCGGAGTATGCCAAGAAAGCTGGCGCAATTGAAGCCGAGGGCTACAGGACAGCGGGAACAATCAGCGCAGTGTCATCCATACTTGGCGGCCTTGGCAGTTTTGCCAATGCAATGGCTTAGGGGTTAAATTATGGGCTTTATCCCGCTCCCCCAAAACCCTGACGACCCGCGTAGTGCTGGTGTACCACAGGCACGTGGTAACGCCCGTGATTTTGGCGCGGGTGTTGGCGAGGCCATGATCCAAGCTGCCTCAGTCAAGGGCGCGGCTGTCCAACAGCTTGCCGGAGCAATCACGCAATTTGGTGCTACGGTTACCAGCATAGGCAAACAGAAGCAAGCCGAAACTGACGCATTAGGCGAGGCCAATGCGTTGTCAAGCCGTACGTACACACCAATAGCCAATGACATAATGTTGAACCACCCGGCAGAAGACGGTGCCGGGATGGCGGATGCCGTTGGCGGCCAAAGCTGGGACGATTATGCGGAAGGCATACGTGCTGAGGCGCGTAAGAATGGCGTGTCGTCAAAGGGTATGCTTGATTTAGACATCAAGCTGGCGGGCCAGAAGCGGACTTATGTCGAAGGCGCAGTCGATCAGGAAGCCAAGACCAAAGCCGCGTACGATGTGCGTTCAAGTCAAGCTGGCTTGAATAGGCTCATGGATGACATACTCTTGCATGGAGCAACGGACAAAGTTAGCTTTC